TTACCGATCCATCTTGTGCAATCGTGCCAGTCACGCCTAAACCATTAAGAAAATTGGCGTAGGTTATTTGGTAGTTGTAGCCGTTGTTGAAGAAGCCGAATGACGATCCCGCCAGAATGCTTGTCTGTACGACAAACTCAGACTGTCTTACACCATAACTGCGCTCAATCATTTGTTGATACCTCTAGAGCAATCGAGCCATTAACTTCTGTAAGGATTGCCTGTTCGCTTTCGGGATAGAAGTGCAGACCGTTACCGAACTGATTGTCCTCGTTGCCAGAGCCAACAGGCAAAGTATTGGGAAGCCGAGTCGGGATAATGATCTGACCGAGATGACGCATTGCCTGCATACCCTCACGCGCAGTTAGGGCAAGCTCAGGCGTTACAACACCCCCGTAGTACGGAACAGACTGGATTGCCATATTAGCAATGATGCCTGTCAGTGCGCCTGGAGGAACAGTAACCTCATCAGCAATATTGCTCACAGCAGTATACCCAAGGTTCACACCCTTGGCTGCAAGTGAGTTCATGTAATTGTTCATAGCAAAGATAAAGTCCTGATACTCATCAGCCTCTAGCGGAGCCTCTGATGCCTGCACCAGAATCGATTGCAGTGATGCCTTAGCTACTTGAGCAACAGTCGCCATGATTATTCAAACCTTGGTTTAGCAGTCTTAGCCGCTTGTTTAAATGCCTTCGCAGTGGGAGCGCCAGCAGTGCCAGGCTTACGCATCTTCTCTTTGGAGCCTTCTTTAATTCGTTTGCGCTTTGCTGCAATGTTTGCGTATAAGCCTTTCATGTCACACCTCTGCTTTAGACTTAGGTCTGCCCTTCTTCTTTTCTGCTACTACTTCAACTTGTTCTTCTTTTGGTTTCCAGCCCAGACTTGCAGCAACAGCATAGCTTGCGCTGTCTACCGTAACCTCTGTGCCGCTTGGTTTAATCCAGATGCTTGTACTCACCATTTCTCCTTTGCAGCCCAGTAAGCCGCTGACATTTTGCCTTTGTCAATGTTAGCACGATGACGCGCCATGAAGGACTTTCTACGCGCTTTGTCTGCGTCAGATTCACCTTCTTTCTTTGGTGAACCGCTTACACCTTGTTGACCAAAGCGAACAAGTTTATAAGAGTCTCTTTCTTTAGCCATTACAACGTGAGACTTTGTTGGGTGATCCGGCGTTTTCTTTGGTTTATTTACGCCAGAAATCCCTTCTTTTTCCATTTTATTTTTTACTTTTGCGGGAATAGCCATTTGTACATTCTCTCGACATGTAATTTAAATTGGCTGAATTCAAGATTGCTTTTTGCTCTGTTGCAAGTTACGCAGCATGGCACACAGTTATCTACAGTATAATCGCCATCAGAATCAAACCTATCAACACCACTAAACTTTATTTTATAGTCTTGCGGGTTAGCGTGTGGGCTGTCTAATTTTAATGATGGCGCATTTGACATGCAGTCCCAGTCTTTTGCCTCTGATCCGCAATAAAAACAAGGCTTAGCTGTTATCCTTGCAAACTCTTCGTAAGAAAGTTCCCACGCAAACCCTCTTTTTGCAGCACCGCTTTTGTATCCCTGCATTCTAGAGTTAATTGATCTTCTTTGCTTTCCTGTAAAGCCAGCTTCATCGGTTCCACATCCGCAGGTTTCTTGTCGAGAAATAGCAGAATATTTCCAAAAAACTTTTTCTTTTCCGCACTTGCATTGACATACCCAGATTCGGTTTTTCCCTACATATTCAGACCTAACAAGCTTAAATTCACCAATTGTGTCGCCTTCTTTGGCAACAACAACATGGGATTTGGTTGGATGGTCAGGAGTGCGCTTTGGCTTGTTGAAGCCTTCTACGCCAATTCTTTCTAATCGCGGGTCTTTAGCTTTTGGCATGATTCACCCCAGATGATAATGGTGACGCACCCCTGAAGATGCGCCACCATTATACCACTACTTACACACCGAAACCCTGCCCGGACATCAGCGGGTTGAAGCAGGCATACGCAGGCAGAAGGTCAAAACGAATCTTCTGGCTGTTAGCATCACCTGATGAGTACTTGCTGATGCGTATGCTCATACCGTCAGAGGTAGTTGCAACAGTATCAGTCGAGTACAGTTTCGGCAGCTTAACAGTTCCCATGCCAAATGCTTGCTTGGCGTAGAACAGGTTAGGTTGGTACAGGGTTGCAGTGGCAGACACGATTGTAATCACCGCACCGCTTGCAGGAGCAGCAGTTACAGTGTTGTATTGACCATTGGCCTCATAGATTGCAGGGCCAGCAACTACCAGTGTGCCTTCGCCTGATGCACCCAAAGTTACGTCAGCAGTCACAACACCAGTCCACGCAATGTTTGCGCCTGTTGCACTAACCATCGCTTGACGGGTAGAGCAGTTCAGACGGTTAACGTTAGCAATGGTTACCAGTTCACCAGCCTTCACAACCATGTTTGCTTGGAACGCAGTGACAGCCAGAGACTGGGTCATTGTGTCCTTTGCAGTAACATAGGTTGCGTCAGGAGCAGATGACAGAGTACCAGCACGATCTGCACCAGAGCTTGATGTGAAGCTCGCCATTGTGGTTGCGCTCAATGCTCGCAGGCCACCGAAGTTGGTGCTGATCTGGGCATTCTCCCACGCTGTACGAATCAGGCTATCAACAGAGTTGAGACCTGACTGTGCAGAGGCCAAGGCCGCTGTGGTGAACGGGTTCATCAGGTAGTAGCGGTCAGTGCTGGGATCAACGCCAATCGCGTCCAGAGTCGCACCAGCGCCCGCTACGTCAGACCACGCATCTACAGCAGTACCGTGAGTACCGTAGCGCAGTGAAGAGTTCTTCAGCATGAACGATGCAAAGTCCAGTTCAAGGTCAGTCACGATACGCCGAGCCATCGGAGCCAGGATGTCCTCAAGCTGGTCTAGTTGCAGAGCCTCTTCCACGTTGCCCCATTCGGTAGCAGCGGTGAAGTAGTTCTGTACAGTACCAGTTGCCTTACCAGCAATGATCTCGCTCTTGGTAGAGGAAGAGATGTCACCGCCAGCGGTACGGATGGTCTTGTAGTCATGGGGACGCTTGAAGTCCACAGTGCTACCAGATGACGGGTTGAACTTGTCAGCCAGAAGCTGAGTGTCAACAGTCTTTGTGATTACCCGTGAGTTCTCAAAAGCATCAAGGAACACACGGGCAACTTTACGGGTTACGTTACTGCTTAAATTATTAGCCATTTCCTCACCTATTCAAATGTTGCCCCCTTCGGCCCTTTCGGTTTGACCTGTACGCCAGAAGGCTGAGGTCTACGGATTGGATCAGGAGCGTTAGTAAACTTTGGTTTAAGGGCAGCAGCCTTCGACTTAATCTCGGTAGCAATCATGACCGCAGCTCTGGTTGGATGCATTTGTCGCAGACTGTCCAAAAGACCTATGTTCTGCGAAAGATACTTGGTGATCAGTGGGCCGTGATCATCCTCTAGGATGTACTGCACCAATGAGTCCTCAATTCCAAACTGACCTACAATCGATCCTGCTGCCTGAAGCTCCTCGGCTTTCACTCCAAGGGTTTTAGCCCTCTGAGCGTAGCTTTGTACCTTCTCAACTAAAACCTCTTGCTGCTTTTGTGCTGCCTCCTGAGCTATTTGCATCTGCTGGTTTTGCAGCATTTGCATACGCATATCATAGGCAGCAGCGGATATCAGTGCCTGCTCTCTGTGCATGATCTGCCGCTTGTACTCTTCGTCAGAGACAGCAAACGGGTCAGGCAGAGCCGGTACGTTAGGCCGCGACTGAGTTACAGGACGCTCAATTTCTTCTAGGCGCTTTCGCAGTTGTTCGGCTTCTCGCTCCATCTCTCGGAGCTTAAACGTCTTCTTGCCAATCGCTTCGTCAAAGATGCGTTGCTGCTTCTCAGTAAAGATCGGTTTATCGTGAGTCTCCTCACTATCCGCTGACGATTCGGAATCATCCTCGACATCTTCTTCAATGTCGGCCTGATCTTCAGCCTGGTTAGTTTCAACTGGCTCCTGCACTTGTTCGTCAGGAGTGTCATCAAAATCATAGTCC